CTCGAGCGCGGGGCGCAAGTCCTCGGGGCGGTCGATAGTGCGGCCCTTGATGCCATAGGCAGCCGCGAGCTTCTCCGCATCCGGGAACGATTCGAGCTGAACGGCGCACTTGCGGTCGTTGAAGAACAGCTCCTGCCACTGGCGAACCATGCCGAGGTAGCCGTTGTTGACGATCACAATCTTGAGCGGCAGGCGATTGGCGGAAATGGTGGAGAGCTCCGGGAGGGACATCTGGAAGCCGCCATCCCCGACCAGGGCTATGACGAGTTTGTCCGGGTGCGCGACCTGAGCGCCCACGGCGGCGGGAATGCTGAATCCCATGGAGCCGAGACCGCCGGAGGTGAGCCAGCAGCGAGGCCGGTTGAAGCGGACGAACTGCGCGGCCCACATCTGGTGCTGGCCGACGTCGGAGGTGACGATGGCCTCGCCGTTCGAGATGCGATCCACCTCGAACATCACGTGCTGAGGCTTGATCTCGTCCACGGAGAGGGCGGGTTTGAGCGGGTGCTCTTCTTTCCATGCGCGAATCTGGCGCCACCAGGCCTTGCGGCCACCGGCGCTGCGAGAAGCCATCTCCGGTTCCAACTCGGCGAGGACCCGGGCGACCTTGCGGAGGACGCGCTTGGCGTCGCCGACGATGGGGAGGTCGGGAGCGCGGTTCTTGCCGATCTCCGCCGGATCGATATCGATGTGGATGACCTTGGCGTGCGGGGCGAACGCGGAGAGGCGGCCGGTCACGCGGTCGTCGAAACGCACGCCGACGGCGATGAGGAGATCGCAGCCCGTCATGGCCATGTTGGAGGCGTAACTGCCGTGCATGCCGGGCATGCTGATGAAGTTGGGGTGGCTGGAAGAGAATCCGCCGAGGCCCATGAGAGTGCAGACGACCGGAAGGTCAACCAAGTCGACCATCTCACGCAGCTCAGGAGCAGCATCCGCCGCGATGATGCCGCCACCGGAGTAAAGCAGGGGCCGCTCGGCCTCCCAGATCATCTGGGCGGCGCGACGGACCTGGCCTGTGTGGCCCTCGGTGTAGACCTTGTAGCCAGGCAGATGGATGGCGGAAACGGGGGCGTAGTGGGCCTGGCCCTGAAAGACGTCTTTGGCGATGTCGACCAGGACCGGGCCGGGACGGCCGGAGGCGGCGATGTAGAAAGCCTCGTGAATAACCTGCGGCAGGTCGGCGATGTTCTTGACCAGGTAGTTGTGCTTGGTGCAGGAACGGGTGATGCCGAATGTGTCGGCTTCTTGGAAGGCATCGCTGCCGATGAGCTTGGAGTGGACTTGGCCAGTGATGGCAACGACCGGGATGGAATCCATCATGGAATCGGTCAGGCCGGTCACAAGATTGGTGGCGCCGGGACCGGAGGTGGCACAGCACACGCCTACGCGGCCGGTTGACCGTGCATAGCCAGAAGCGGCGAAGGCCGCGTTTTCCTCGTGTCTCACGAGGATGTGGCGAATGGGGTGGTCGTAGACCGCGTCGTAGAGCGGAAGGGTAACGCCTCCCGGGTAACCGAAGAAGCAATCGACGCCTTCGCGGCCCAGACACTCCAGCAGCATCCGTGCGCCACTCATGAGGGTTGCCATAGATACCGTCCTTCGAATCGAGTTGTTGACAGATTCCTTGCCATATCACTTTGCAGCAACAAAAAAGGCCACCGCGCGGGAGAACTTCCCCGCCCAGTGGCCTTTCGGAGTTTCCTCAGAGGCCGTCAGGCGGGGTCCGATACAGCGACCCCGATGGTAATGACGATGATGACGGGAACGACGGCCAGAGAGGACACAGCCAGGAGGGACGCGATCAACGGCGTTGAACGATGGCCGTGCAAGTTCGTCGTGCCTCCTTTCCGATTAGGGTAACCCACGAGCAGCTCAAATGCAAGAGGGAGCGTCCATAAGAACGTTTTATGGACTGATTCGCCAGTGAAGGAGGCCCGACGCGATGAGGAGTGTCCGCCGCGGGGCGGGGTCGCAGGAGAACTCAGACGCGGTCTTTTCGCGCAGATGACAATCACCGGAAAACGGGAACGTTTTTAGGCTGCGTTTTCATCGAGATGTGAAATACAGGGGGAAAGGCGCGTGAGCGCCGGATGGTAACTTCGGGGCGAGGTGGAGCGGGCGCATGGCAGAGGGGAGAAGGCAGCGCGTGGCGAAGCCGGAAGAAGCGACGGACCAGAAGCAGGAGAAAGAAGAGAGGCAGCAGGAGAAGACAGGACGGGCTAAGGACAAAGCGGCGCTGGTGAGGAAGGTGATTGAAGCGATCGAGGACAAGCTGGACAAGAACGAACTGAAGCCGACGGTGGGGGACTTCATCCGGTTGCTGCAACTCGAGAAGGAACTCGCAGAGGAACAACCGAGGGAGATCAAGGTGTCATGGGTCGAACCGAGCGAGAAGGAAGATGCACCCGCCGAATAGAGTACAGCCCGCTTCCCTCGCAGGCCCGGTTCCACCAGTCCGCAGCAAGGTTCAAGGGCTTCTCGGGGCCGATCGGCTCCGGCAAGAGTCAGGCGTTGTGCCAGGAAGCAATCAAGCTGGCGTACATGAACCCGGGGCGGCTGGGGCTGTTGGGTGCGCCGACGTATCCCATGCTGCGGGACGCTACGCAGACAACGCTGTTCGAGATCCTCGACAGCAGCCGCATTCCGTACGAGCAGAACAAGGCCGAGAACACGGTAGTGCTGAAGGACACCAGGTCGCGGATTCTGTTCCGGCCGGTGGAGGAATTCGACCGGCTGAGGGGAACCAACCTGGCGTGGTTTGGACTGGACGAACTGACTTACACGCAGGAAGAGGCGTGGGTGGTGCTCGAGGGGCGGCTGCGAGATCCGAAGGCAAAGAGGCTTTGCGGGTTCGCGACGTGGACGCCGAAGGGATTCGACTGGGTATACCAGCGGTTCGTACGCGAGCGGGTGGAGGGCTACGAGGTCGTGGTGGCAGAGCCGTTCGAGAACCGCTACCTGCTGGAGCGGATTCCGGACTTTTACGAACGGCTGAAACGGAGCTACGACTCGAAGTTCTACGAGCAGGAAGTGATGGGGAGCTACATCAGCCTGGGAGCGGGGCTGGTGTATCACGCATTCATCCGTGCGGACCATGTAACGGACGTGAAGGTGGACAGAGCGCTGCCGCTGCTGTGGGCGCTGGACTTCAACGTAGATCCGATGTGCTCGGTTGTGGCGCAAATCGCGGGCGAAACGGTGCGGGTGGCAGCGGAGATCGTGTTGAGCCGGGCGACGACGCGGGAGGCATGCGAGGAGTTTCAGGCGCGGTTTCCCCGGCACGCGGCGGGAATCTGCGTTTACGGCGACGCATCAGGGAGCCACATGCAGACCGCGGGAACCACGGACTACCAGGTGATCCGGGAGTTCTTCCAGCGGGCGGGTTACCGGAACGTAAGTTACAGAGTGCCGCGGGCGAATCCGCTGGTAAGAGAGCGAGTGGGCCTGGTCAACGCGAAGCTGCGTTCGGCATCGGGGGAGACGCACCTGATCGTCGACCGGAAGTGCCCGGAACTGATTAAGGACATGGAGCAGGTGACTTACAAGCCGGACAGCAGCGCGATCGACAAAGACAAGGACCCGCGCCGGACGCACCTGTCGGACGCGCTGGGGTACCTGATCTGGCAGGAGTGCCGGCCGCAGCCGGCGGCGGGGGAGCAAGGTTTACGGCTCCTATGACGGCAGCAGCAACCGGGGGACAGAGATGGAGATCGACCGAGAGCATCCGGAGTACACGGGCCGGAAGTCAATGTGGGGGTTCTACCGGGACCTGTACGCAGGCGGAGAGCAGCTAAAAGCGAACGCCTCGGGATACCTGGTGCGGCGACAGAAGGAGCCGGGCGACGTGTTCGCCGAGCGCCTGGCCCGGGTGTTCTACGAGAACTACGTGGGATCGATTATCGACTGGTACGCGGCGACGTTATTCCGGCGCGAGCCGATGCTGAGCTTCGAAGGCGACAACGAGGCAGGCAGGGCTTTCTTCTGCGCGTTCACGGAAGATTGCGACCGAAAGCAGACGAGCCTGAGCGACTTCTTCCGGCGACAACTCGTGGACACGCTGGTGGCCGGGAAGAGTCACATCCTGGTGGACTTTCCGCGAATGGCCGAGCCCGCAGCGAACCGGGCGGAAGAGGACCAACGCGGCGCGTCGCGGGCCTACCTGGTGAGTTGCCCGGCAGAAGAACTCATCAACTGGAACTACGACGAGGTGGGAAACCTGGACTGGGTTGTGCTGAGGACGTCGAACCTGCGCCAGGAGGGGCCGGCGAAGGCGGAATGGTGCAAGGAGACGCGGTGGGTCTACTACGACAAGGAGGAGTTCCGGACCTTCCGCAGGATTGACGGTAAGGGCAACGAGAAAGCGAAGCCGGAACTCGTAGACAGCGGGCGGCACGCCCTGGCGGGACTAAGGCGCGTGCCGCTGTTTCCGCTGGAAGTCAGCGAGGGGCTCTGGCTGATGAACAAGGCAGCGTTGCTGCAGTTGGAGCACTTCAATAAGTCGAACGCACTGGGTTGGGCGCTGACGATGGGGCTGTTCGCCATGCCGGTCGTGTACTCGGACCGCGAGTGGAACCAGATCGTCGGGGAATCTTACTACATACAGCTCGCGCCGGGCGACAAGTTCGGATGGACGGAGCCGGAAGGAAACGTCTATCAGATCGCGGTGGAGAACCTGAACCGGTTGAAGGGCGAGATCTACCGTGTGTGCTACCTGATGCCGCAGTCCTGGGACGTCCAGACGGTGCAGTCGGGGACGAGCAAGCTGCGAGACTTCACGGTGACACACGAGGTGCTGCGGGCGTATGGGGACGCAGTGAAGGACACCCTGAAGCGCGTATTGCGAGCGATCGAAGGGGCGCGGCAGGACGGTCTGACGATAGACGTATCGGGGCTGGACGAGTTCGACATCGGCGACTTCTCAAGCGAACTGGACGACGCGCAGCGGCTGCTGGGACTGGGGATCGGGTCACCAACGCTGCGCAAGGAGATCTTCAAGAAGCTGGCGCACAAGTACCTCTGCGACGTGAGGCAGGAGTTGAAGGACCAGATCACGCGAGAGATCGAAGAGGCGGCGGGTTAGGAAGAAACGGGGCGCGATATGGACGAAGAAAGAGTGCAAGAGCAAGGCGACGGAGTACGGGCGATCGTGCGGGAGACGATCGAGGAGTTCCTGAAACGGGAACAGGCGAAAACGGAGCCCGCGTACAAGAACGAGCTGATCGAGGAACGGAAGAGACGGGAACAGCTCGAGCGCAGGCTCAACGAACTGGTGGAAGAAAACCGGCGAAGCCGGCAGATAGCCGAAGAGGCGGACCGGAACGCAACGATCCGGTCAGAGCTGCAACGGCTGGGTGTGGCGAAGGTGGATGTCGCGTTCAAGGTGGTGAAAGACGACATCTTCCGCACGGAAGACGGCCGGCTGGTGGCAAAGGGAGAGGACGGGGAGACGAGCGTCAGGGAGCACCTTTCGCGCTTCCTGAACGACAACCCGGAGTTCCTGCCGGCCCGAATCCAAGGGGGCTCGGGCATGACGGCGGCGCACAAAACGGCGGCGCCGGCAGCCAGCAGCGATCTGGACAAAATCCGGCCGGGGATGAGTCCGGAAGAAGCGGAAAGGATCCGGCAGGAAATCGTACGAGTGGCTTCGCAAACGCTTAGAGGTCTGTGAGCGGGTGCGGCCCAAGGAGAAGGAGGAGCAATGCCTGCAATTACTTCAACTAACGTCGCGAACGCGATTGTCAAGCTGGTGGCCGTGGATGCCCTACCCGCTCTGATGGGGAACCTGGTGATGGGGAACCTGGTTAATCGCGATTTCGAACCGACGCTGGCACAAGCGGGAGACACGGTGAACGTGCCGATTCCGCCGACGCTGGTGGCGAACAATCTGGCCGAAGGCGGGACGGTGCAGACCCAGAATCCGAATCTGGGGAACGCGCAGATCGTGCTGAACACGCACGCCGAAGCGACGTTCCAGGTGCCGGACGTGACCAAGGTTCTGGCGGTGCCGGACCTGCTGAAGCTGTACATGCAGCCGGCCATGGTGGCGCTGGCCGAAAAGATCGAGACGGACCTGCTGAACCTGTACGCCAGTTTCACGGCGAACGCCGCGGTGGGGACGCCGGGGCAGCCGATGACGGAAGACGTGGTCGACGCGGCCGAGACGACGCTGTTCCAGGCGAAGGTGCCGGCCAGCGAACCGAAGTATCTCGTGACGGACGCGGCGACCTATTCGCAGTTGCGGCAGATTCCGCGCTTCAGCGAGTACCAGACCGCGGGCGAGGCCGGACTGCGAGCGATCGTGGACGGCACGGTCGGGAAGATCAAGGACTTTTACGTGTTCCGGTCCCAGTTCGTGCCCAAGACCGGCAGCGCACCGACCAACACGCACAACATGGCGTTCGCGCGCACCGCGATCGGGCTGGTGGTCCGCCGTCTGCCGCAGCCGCTTCCCGGGACGGGCGCGATTGCCGAGTACGCCGAGCTGGGCAACTTCGGGATGAGGGTGATCCTGAGCTACCAGCCGAACACGCTGGCGCAGCAGTTCACGGTAGACGTGCTGTACGGCGTCGGCGTACTACGGAACGCGTTCGGCGTTCAGGTGAACTCGTAGGCTGGCGCGATCAGCCGACAGCCAACGGCTATCAGCTCTCAGCGCGGCACTGGGAGCTGATAGCCGGATGAGAGCCGGAGGGCGCATGGACTTAAAGGTGTTCTACCAGAAGATGCGGGAAGTGGCCACAGAGATCGCAGAGGCTTTCGTCGTGGTGATGAGCCTGGAGACGCCGGACGGAGGACGGGCGGGCGTAGCAACCGAGGTGGCGAAGGCAGTAGCCGCGCTGATGATCGTGCAAGGAAGGGCGCGGCTGGCGACATTCGAGGAAGCGAAGACTTTTCGCGAGCAGATCGCCGTGGCGAAGACCGCGGCGGAACAGCTCGCGGCGGCGGGCAAAGTGCAGATCGCGGTGCTTTCAGATACGGATCTCCGCGTGCTGAAAGGCGGCGCGAAGAAGGGATGAGGGGCCCGACCGGGGCCTAAGGCCGAGGGTATGGCGCTATTCACCGATGGATCGATATCGACGATTGCGGAACTGTTGGAATACGAATCCGCGATCCTGGACGTAGCCAAAACGGAGAAGATCGACCTAACGGCGAAGTTGAAGCTGGCGCACGCGGAGCTGGGTGCGGAACTGGACGGGCGGCTCAGGCGGCGACAGGAATCGCAGGACGCGCTGTGGCCGACGATCGTGCCGCGGGGTCTCGGATGCGTGGTGGTAACCGAGTCTCTGCACAAGTGGCACACGTTCCGGACGCTGGGGCTGATTTACCGCGACGCATACAACCAGCAGCTCAACGATCGCTACAGGGGCAAGTGGCAGGAGTACGACCGCATGGCCGAGCGGACGCGCCAGATGCTTTTCGACACGGGGCTGGGTATGACGAGTTCGCCCATGCCCCGGCCGGAGCAGCCGGAGTTGAGCGCGACGGCCAGCGCGGTGGCCGCGGCGACGTACTTCGTCAGCGTGACCTGGGTCGCGGAGGGAGGAGAGGAGGGGGCCCCGAGCGAGATCAAGGCGCTCACCACGGCGGGCGGCGACCTGACCGTGAAAGCGATGAATCCTCCCGCGAGCGCATGCGGCTGGAACGTGTACGTCAGCTACTCCCCGGCGGGACTCACCCAGCAGAACGACGCACCCATAGCGCCGGGTCAGAGTTGGACGGCGCCGGCGGCGGGGTTGAAGAAAGGCAAGCTAGCCGGGTGCGGGCAACGGCCGGAGATGTACCTGCGAGTGGCGGGGGTCCTGAACAGGGGGTAGGCATGGCAGCGATCGGAGCGGTGGCAACGCGAAAAGTAGCGGAGATGCTGGCCGGCGGCACGGGGCTGCCGTTCACGGTAGCGAGTCTCATGGAGCGGGAAAACGTGGAACTGCCCCCGATCGAGGCCGCACAGATCGCCTCGCAGAACATTGCGTTCGAGGTGATCGAAAAGACAGCCGGCGCTACGTACCCGGCGGTGTACGTGTACTGCGAGAAGCTGGACAACCAACTGCGGGAGAAGTTCCGGACTTTCTCGGGCAAGGCGAGCATGGCGATCGAGGTCCGGGTGTCTTACGACCGCCTGGACACCCTGGCGCGGGACGTTCAGCTCTATGCGGCAGCGGCGGCAGAGACGCTCGACTGCCACCGGGGGGAGTGGGGGACCGGGATGTTTTACGGGGGCGGCTATGAAGTGGAGTTCGGACCGGTGAAGCGGGGCGGCAAGAACTTCCTACAGACGGCGAAGATCGCCTTCGAGCTGGACGTGAGTTACTGAGGGCAAACCGATGGCGTGCAACTACGTTTCGTCCAACGACAACCGGCTCTACGTGGGGCTGGAGGCGGAATATGGACAGGTGCCGGCGATCCAGAGCGGGAACCGGATTCCGGCGGTGAGGTTGAAGGTGAAACAACAACTGGAACGGCCCGAGCGAAAGGACAAGACGGGTACCCGGACGTTTGCGGGCACGCCGGCGGGGCTGAGAAAGCGGACCACGTTCGACCTGGCGACGTACATGACAGGCTGGACCGGACCGAGCGACGAGCCGGTCTACGGGCCCCTGTTCCGGGCCGGGCTGGGCGCGGCTCCGGTGTTCTTCGCCGGCGGGACGGCGGCGGCGAATCCAAACGCCGAACTGCTCAGCTTCGCGGCGGCGCATTCGCTGTTGCCGGGACAGGCTGTGACCTTCGGCGGCGAACTCAGGTTCGTCTGCTCGATCGTGGACGGGACGACGGTGGAACTCAACGCACCGTTCACCGTGACGCCTGCGGCAGGCTCTCCGATCGGCGCGACAGCGACCTATCAGCCGGCGACGAAGCTTCCAAGCGTGAGCATCTTCGACTACTGGAGTCCGGCGAGCGTGGTGCACCGGGTGGTGAACGGAGCGGCGGTGGATCGGTTGACGATCAACGTGAACGGGGACTACCACGAGTTCCAGTTCAGCGGGATCGCGGCGGACGTGATCGACAGTACGAGCTTCACGGCGCAGCAGGGAGGACTGGCAAGCTTCCCGGAGGAGCCGGGGATCGACCCGTACAACTACGCGGTCATCCCAGGGCACCTGGGCGAGGCATGGATGGGCAACACGCCGGACCAATTCTTCACCCTTACGGTGGCGAAGGTCACGCTGGACAATACGATCGACCCGCGCGAACGGGAGTTTGGGGCAGACAGCCCCCGGTGCCTGGCTCCGGGCATGAGAACGGTGACGGCGGACCTGGAGCTCTTCGAGACCGACAACGACAAAACCCGCATGCTGTACCAGGCGGCGCGGCAGAGCTCTCCGATCACGGTGATGCTGCAGCTTGGACAACAGCCGGGGCAGCTTGCGGGCGTGTACCTGAAGAGCGTGGTTCCGGAAGTGCCGGAGTTCGACGACAGTGAGACGCGGCTGCAATGGAAGTTCTCAAGCTGCAGGGCGCAGGGAGCGGGGAACGACGAAATGTACGTCGCGTTTGGGTAGGCGGGGGGCGAATGGAGTACGCGAGTGAGACGAGGATCGAATCGAAGACCATGCCGGGGGTGTGGTTCACGATAGCGAGGATGTCTTTCGGGCGCCGAATCGAGCTGACGCGGCAGATCTGGGAGCTGGCGGGGAAAGCCGAGCACCTGGCGGCCGGCGGCGATGCACGCGGGAAGCTTGAGGCGGCGCTGGCAGCCGCCGAGATCGACCGCGTGTACCTGAACTGGGGGCTGCGCAAGGTCGAGGGGCTGGTCATCGACGGAAAGCCGGCGACGCCCGAACAGATCATCGCAGACGGGCCGGAGGAGCTGTGCCGGGAAGCGGCCGCGGCGATCAAGGCGGAGTGCGGGCTGACACCGGAAGAAACAAAAAACTGAGAGTCGCCTTCCATTTTCAGTTCTCGAATCCAGCCGCGTGGAGGTGCGACGAATGCCGGAAAAGCGGGCTGGAGATTGAGCGCGGGTGCGCATGGGCGCCGGCGGCCACGCGGGCCGCGCGGCGGCGGGTAGTGTGGGCGCGCGCGGGCGTGGCCACGGACGTTTGCCCGAAATCGTACATCTCGGGGGAGAGCAGGACGTGGCTGGAGGAATTCCCGATATGGAAGCGGCTGGGTTACCCGGACCCGAGAACGCTGAGCGCGCGCGACGTGCACGCGATGCTGATTCTGGAACAGGAGCTTCTGAGCGAGGTGAAGCGTGGCCAACGTTGACAGCCGATTCGAGGAAGTGCTGACGCAGCTTGCCAGTCAGCTTGAAGCGGCACAGAACGGCACGAGCCAGACGGCCGCCCCAGCCGCGCTGGCCGAACACCTGGCGGGCGGTGAGCGCGCAACCAGTGCGACGGCATCGCTCACGGCGGCGGTGGAGCAACTGCGGGCGATCAACCAGGTGGAAGCCGGCGTGTCGGCCCAGGCCGAAACGAGCGATTCCGGGCAGCAGCCGGGCTCGGGCGGGGGATCCGCGATCGAAGCCGTAGGAAGCGCCGTGGCGAAAGTCTTCACCAGCGGCCTTGGCATCTCTCCGCTGATTAGCGGCCTGGTGAGCCTGTTCGGCGGGGGAGGCGATGCGAGCACTCCGCCGCCGCTGAACGTCTACACCGCGCCCGCATCGCTACATTTCGAGGGCGACGTCCACCGCGGCGCCAACGCGACGGATTGGAGTGGAAGCGACGTGACGACCGCGCCCGCCGCCGCGACCACGCAGCAGATCACGGTTCAGGTGAACGCGATCGACAGCCAGTCGTTCCTCGATCACAGCCAGGACATCGCCCGGGCGGTGCGGCAGGCGATGTTGAACTCGAATTCCTTGAACGACGTGGTGAGCGACCTATGAGCACGTTCCCGCGGCTGAAGACAGGCGCCGTGGCGCAGTATCCGGCCGGCCGGACGGCGACATACGCGACGGAGACATACCGGTTCGTCGATGGCGCCCAGCAGAAGTTCCGGCGGCGCAGAGGAGCGGCGACGCGGTGGGTCATCAGACTCGACCTGTTGGACGACACCGAGATGGCCAAGATCTGCCAGTTCTACCAATCCCAGCAGGGACGGTTTGGAACGTTTTCCTTCGAGGACCCCTGGGACGGGAGCGTTCATCCCAATTGCAGTTTCGAGGCTGACGAACTGTCGATCGAGATGGACGGCGAAGCACGCGGCAAGCTGCGGCTGGTGATCAAGGAGAACGAAGACTGATGCCGTACTTTCCGCAGCTCACAACCGGATCGGCGGTCCAATTCCCATGCACAAAGCGCGTGCATCAGAGAACCGTGGTCAACCAACTGGGGGACGGGAACGAGGTGAAACTGTTCGATCCCGGCGCTTCCCGGCTGGAATGGCAGGTCGACCTCGCGGCCCTGACGGGCGCGGAATGGAGTGCACTCGCCGAGCTGTTTCAGGCTACGGAGGGCCAACTGGGCGCGTTCGTGTTCCTGGACCCGTTCGGGAATCTCCTGAAGTGGAGCGAGGACCTCGGTGGCGAGGACTGGGTCAAGAGCCCGGGCCTGATCCTGACCGCAGGCATTGCAGACCCGCTCGGCGGGACACGCGCGACCCGCGTGAACAACACCTCGGGGAACGACCGGGATATCGCACAGACAGTGCAGGCTCCATCCTGGTACCAATACTGCCTGAGCGTTTACGCACGCAGCAGCGCGGCGAGTCAGGTCTCGCTGTATGCGGCCGCCGGAGCGGAATCCGTGCGACGGACCTTCGCCACGGGGCCGTCCTGGAGCCGCGCGGCGCTGGCCATTCACCTCCAGACTCAGCAGGAGGCGGCAGCCTTCGGAGCGACGATCCCGGGCGGGACTGCGGTGGAACTGTTCGGATTCCAGGTGGAGCCGCAGGTGGGCGCATCGAGCTACAAGAAGACCGGCGCCCAGAGCGGCGTATACGCGAACGCGTCGTTTCTCGACGATCTGCTGGAGATGACCAGCGAGGCACCCGGGATCTTCTCATGCCCGATCCGGATCGGGGCGAACAGCGCGGGCTGAAGAAGACGGCAGACGGAAGGCAGGAGCGGCGGAGCTTGCACCACAAGGGGCCGGATGGCGACGATCAACGACATCAAAGAGCAAAGCATCACCGAGACGCCATTGTTGCTGTTCGATTGCGAGCTGAAATCCGGCGTGGTGGAGCGCTGGAGCACGCACGCGGCGACTGTCGACGGGCAGCAGTACGGGGCTAGGGTGCTGCGGCACGACCTATTCGAAATGCAGTCCGGCTCGGGCGACGGGATCGACGCGATCGCGAGGATCTCGATCTGGCTGGCCAACGCGGACTCGCACTTTTCGGAGATCGAGCGCAACACGGGGTGGAAGGGCAGCCGTATCACGGCCAGCTTCGTCTTCTATAGCCTGCGCGACGGCCAGCCGGCTTCGGAAGTGCAGGTGCTGTTCAAGGGCGTGGCCGACGCGCCGAGCGAAATCACCGAATCGACGCTGCGGCTCACGGTGACGAACAGCCTGAACCTGCAGCGGCTGCTGTTGCCGGACGTGCGGGTAGAACGCCGGTGCCCGTGGAGATTCCCGGCCACCGCGGCGCAGCGGATGGAAGCCGTCACAGGGGGCGCAAAAGGGAAGTATTCGCCGTTCCACCGTTGCGGGTACTCGCCAGACATCGTTGGCGGGATGGGGAACCTCAACGGCAGCATTCCCTACACGACCTGCGATCGCACCCGAGGGCACTGCCAGGCACGGGGGATGTTCTCGCGGGACAGCACGGGGCGCTCCACGCGGACGTTCGGCGGGATCGAGTTCGTGCCGCCGACGACGGTGGTGCGGAGTTACGGGGAGAAAGGGCGGCACGAATCGGCGCCCCTGATGAATGAAGCCCGGTACAACGATTTTGTCCCGCTCCTATACGGTACCGCCTGGTACGCCCCGCTGACCGTGTTCTCGAAAAACGACGGGAACCTGACGCACATGGAAGTGCTGATGGGCATGGGTGAAATCGAGGGCGTGATCAAGCTGTTGGTCAACGACATCGATATTCCGGAGGGGAGGGCAGGCGCCAACATGACGGCGACAGGCTGGTACAACGTCGTCACGATGGGGGGTCGCACGGGCGCTTTCAACCCGGAGTACGCCGACGCGGACGGCAACCCGCTGGGAGACCCGTACGGCGGCATGGCCGTACTGAACGTGGTGGTGCCGAACCAGATCAACAACGGGAAGACGCTGCCAGAGATCAAAGTGCTGGTGCAGGGACTGAAACTGGAACAGTTCGCCGCAGGCGGGAGTTCGCTCGGCGAGAGCTTCAGCGGCAACCCGGCCTGGGTGCTGCTGGATCTTCTGCGGCGATGCGGCTGGACCCTGGAGGACATCGACGTCGCGAGCTTTGCGCAGGCGGCGGCGTACTGTTCGGAACCGATCACGGCGCGGGATCTGAACGGCAACCTGACCAACATTCCCCGTTTCCAGTGCAACTTGGTTCTGAAGTCGCGGCGGACCGCGGCGGACACGATCCGCGGCGTCCGGAATGGGGCACGCTTGTTCCTGACCTACGGGCTGGGTGGGCGGCTGCAGCTCAGGGTGGAGAACACGCTTGCACTCCAGCAGCCGGCAAAACCGGATGGAAGCAACGCCACCGAGCCGGCAAACGGAGGCTGGCCGGCCTACGAATTCGGGGACGGCACCTCGGGCTTCTCGGGGATTCTCAGGCGTCCGAACGGAGAGCCGTGGATTCGGGTGTTCTCGCGGAGCACGGCGGAGACGCCGAACCGCCTGAACCTGGAGTTCCAGGACGCGTTCAATCAGTACCAACAGGACAGCCTGTCGGTGGCGGACGCCGAGGACGCGCTGGCGGTCGGTCAGGAGATCAACCTGAACCTGCCGGCACTGGGTCTGCCGAATTTCAATCAGGCGGCACGAATCGCGAAGTTCCAACTGGACAAGACGGTCGCCGGCAACACGTACGTCGAGTTCGCGACAACGATGCGGGGGTTGAAGCTCAAGCCGGGCGATCTGATCACGGTCACGTACCTGAAAGAGGGCTTTGACCGGCAGCCGTTCCGCGTCGTCAAGGTGGCGCCCGGCCTCAACTACTCGACGGTGCTGATCACGGCGCAGGTTCACTGCGACGCCTGGTACGACGACAACAACGCGGACGTGTTCGGAGGAGGGGCTCCGGGCCGGCGTCCCGGATACGGGATCGGGATTCCGCGGCCGGTCTCCGGCAAGATCCTGGACGAGTACGGCAACCCGCAGATCGAGATCACGGAGCAGGATGGCGCCAATGCGGACGGAACGACCACGATAACTCTGGCGGCGGGGTTCAACCGGCCGCGATCCCCGGCGTCGACCGGGCTTGGAGTCCCGACCATCAGTTTTGCGGCCACGGTGGGAACGACCGGCGGGACACTGGCTGGGAATCAGACCCTGTACTATGCCGTGACGGGAGGCGATGCGCACGGGCAGGAGAGCGACCTATCCTTCGTGGTTCCGGCCCGGATCCCGGATGGCGCCAACACGAACTCGGTCACGCTGACCGGCTTGAGTTTCAGCGGCGACGCAACGTCCTTTTCGGTGTACCGCGGACCGACGCCGTCCCAGTTGGCTCGCATCGCGGAGGGGCATGCCATAGCGGCGAGCTTCTCCGATGACGGCTTGGCGGCCACTCTCGCACCGCCGCCGGACGGAAACTACAGTCACGCGAACGCCTACTGGCGGCTGGAACTGCAACCGGAATTCGCTGCGACGATCCATTTCGCCACAACGGCCGGCAACCCAGCGATGACCATGCCACCGAACGCCTATGTGGGAATGGTGGCGAGGATCACACGGGGAACGGGCGCAGGGCAGGAAAGGAGCGTGGCAGCCAACGACGCGGTCACGCTGACCACCGATCAGCCATGGGAAACCGAGCCGGACGAAACCAGCTACTTCACCGTGGCAGAGTCGGGCTGGCACTTCGGGGCGGCAGGAAGCTCCGGACCGCTGGAGTTCCAGGTTCCGAACCGGATTGGAGTGACGGCGCAGGTTATGGTGCGGTCGGCGAATGTCTACGGCTGGGAGTGTTCGAGCGAATTGAGCCCAGTGACACGTTGGCGGATCGGGAGCGGTGGCGCGGCGGGCGATACTGGGACGCCGGGCCCGCCGGTCTTCGGAATTGCGACGCGCCAGGACGGCGACGTGGGGTTGATGGGAGTGGCCTTCGAGAGCCTGGAGAACACGAGGACGATCTCCTCGGGTACGTGGACGCTGTACTACTGGAACGAGCTGGTATATGCGTCACCGCACGTTTTGGGAGCCAATGCCGGCACCGAGGACACGGCCATCGTCCTGGCGCAGCCGGGAAGCATCCAGCCAGGCGATGTGATCCAGATCGATTCCGAGATGCTCGTTGTTCAGGAGGTGGAGAACGGCGGCCTGAGGCTGAGCGTGGCGCGGGCCTTCGATGGCAGCGCGGCAGCGAGCCACACAGCGCCAGCGACGGTGTACCGGCTGAGCAAAGTCGTGCTGGTGGTTCCATTCGCGAGGGACTTCTTCGGCAGCCCCGCGAGCGGCGACTTCAGCTACATCGTGCTGCTGCCGGACGCCAGGATCGCAGCCGCTGAGCTGTTCGTGACCAACGCGCTGGGAAACAGTTGCACCACCAAGCTGTGCTACACGGCCCTGGCTGACGGCGGCTTGAGGACGCTCTCGGGCGGGCAGTACTCGATCCAGGTGGAGGGGCATCTGGCCATTCAGACGAACGTAGCTCCGCCGCTGGTGGTGAAGACCACGCACGCGGTGGGAGCCGTCTTCGCCCGGGTCAACGACGCGCCAACGAATGCACCGGGTGGAGAACCGGTGGAGGCGGTGGAGATGGACGTGCGGCTGGACGGGACGGTCTACTGCCACCTGACGATTCCGGCGGGCCGGACCTATTCGGATGCAGTGAGCGGATGCGGGCTGCCGCCGCTCCTGGCGGGCAAGCTGATCACGCTGGACATCACAGGGGTGCCGCAGGCGGCGGGCTCCACGCCTGGGCGCGACCTGACGGTGACGATCCAGCTCTGAGTTGCCGACATGGGAGAAACGATTGAGAAGCTGCGTCCAGACCGGGACCTGCAGTGCTACTTCCAGCAGCCGTCAGCGGTGGCAGCGCTGAGCGAAGCGAGCGCGACGGGCTTCGCGATCTCGGGCAGCTGGCGCCAGCAGTTCGATTGGGCGGTGATCGAGTGGAACCGCGATAACGGTTTCGAGCATCCAGCATTCCGATCTCTTCCCGACGGGGATCTCAGCGGCCTCGAACTCACCTACGACGAAACCCGAACGAACTGCATGCCGATGGATTCCGATCTGGGAGCCACCGTCGGATGGCCCTACCTGAGAGTCTGGCGGGATGGGGAAACACAGCCGGACCTGGTGCCGTTGCTTCCGCACGCAACACCGATCGAAGGTACACCGGCGGCGGCCTCGGCCGAGCTGTCGCTGGCCGGTACGCCGACGATGGGCGATTTCATCGGTCTGGCCTGGCTGACCGAGCAGTACAACTACCAGGTGCAGCCGGCGGACACGATCGAAAGCGCCGCTGGAGCGCTGGCATCCATCGTGGAGCAGATCTCGCCAACGATGCATGCCAGCGCCTCCGGGGCACAAATCACACTGACCTGCAGGAACACGGGCGCGAACTGGAACCGGGTGAGCGTGTACGGATTCGTGTCCGGCGCCAGAACCGAAGCATGGTCGCCGTGGTGGCAGCGGTTCAGCGGCGGCGCATCGCCGACAAAGTGGCGCATTCACCTGGATTTCAGCCGCCTCACCGGTTTCGACAATCAGCCGGTGCCCATGACATCGGTCCGGAAGATGCGCTGGACCTATCTCGCGGGCTGGCAGGACGGCGCGTTTGAGCGAACGGAGTTCGAGGTCCGGGTGAGCAACTGGACGGTGAGCGGAACCGGCCGGGCGTACCAGGTCGCCGGGCCGGGGAGCCGCAGGATCGAGGACGACGCTCCCGAGGCTGTGTACTCGAGCGGGTGGAGCGGCAGGAAAGGACCGTACAACTACTCGAACGGCTCGCTTCACTCAACCCAGACGACGGGGGCGCAGGTGACCTGTACATACTCTGCGTCGGCGCCCCACCGTTTGTACCTGGGCACGGAGTATGCCGATAACGGAGCGAACGTTTCGGTCACGGTGGACAACGATCCGCCACGGACAATCGTCCTGGGAACGCCTCTGGAAGACGCGCTGGTGCGGATCCCGCTGGGACAGTACGAAGCGGGCATGCACACGGTCACTGCCCGCCACACCGGGCCGGACGACGGCCACGTCTTCATCTTCGACTTTCTCGAGATCGCCGTTCCTGCGCCGGAATTGCCCGAGATCGGACCGAACCCGCAACTGAGCCTGGCGACGGACTGGGACACGTATCACTCCCTCTGCCTGGCGCCCGAGCGCACGGCGTGGATGATCAACGCAATGGGCTTTCACGGGCGAGTGAACCACTATGCGGGCGCGCTGTGGTTCTACGAGCTGGCTGGGGCGGGGTTCGCGTATGCCTCGGCCCCAATCGACTTCACGGGGACGGCGCTGTTCGACCTCAACTTCAGCCATCAGACGTCGCTCGTTGTCGGACGAGACGATGATTCCTCAAACAGCACCACGATCACGCACGTTCACTACGTCGGGGACACGGCCGAGACGGTCGCCAAGGCCCTCGAGATGGAGATCAACCGAGGCTCGATGTCGATTCGGGCCGAGGCGCAGGGAACTGTGCTGACGATCCACTCGCGCTCGCAGGGCAGAGACTCGAACCACATTACGCTCACGGCCGCCTCGACGTCCCTAGCGCCGCAGCCGGCCAGCCTGAACTTGGCCGGGGGGAGCGACGGAGAGTGGCTGACCGACCTCCAGGCCACACCCAGGTTGAACCGCGCCGCGCGGGATTGGACCCGCAGTTTCTTTGCGGCGTTGAAGAGCCACGGGCTGGACGGAGTGGCGGCACTCAGCATGGAATTGGGGAACGGGGATCCCTCGCCGGCGGCGGGGATCGCGCAGCGATGCCCTGGGGGAGACGCGGTAATCGTCTCCACGCCTGCGCTGCAAACGAACTTCTCGCCGGCGAGCGCCGCGTTCTGGCAACAAGCCTACCGCGACCTCGCGCAGGCGATGGCGGACGCGGGCGTGCAGCCGTACCTGCAATTCGGCGAGGTGCAGTGGTGGTATTTCCGGGACAACCGGTCCGGGATGCCATTCTACGACGCCTACACGGCAGACACCTTTCGCTCCGTGTACGGGCGTGAGATGCGCGCGATCCCGGACAATGCCGCTTCTCCCGCCGACTTCCCGGAGGAGACGCAGTTCCTGCCGGCGCTGATCGGGCAGTTCACCAACCAGATCATGGCGTACGTGCGGACGGAGTTCCCCGCCTGCCGCTTCGAGGTGTTGTACCCGTTGGATGTCAACGATACGGAGCTCAACCGTGCGGTCAACTACCCTGCGGGTGACTGGACGCCGGAGAAGCTCGATTGTTTGAAGACGGAGAGTTTCGGCTACACCTATGCGCGGGATCTGAAGAAGTGCCGCGCATCCGTGCTGCTCCCTCAAACGCGCGGGTTCCCGCCCGGGAAGTGCGCGCACCTGACCGGGATCAGCGATCCCACGACGCCCTGGCCGAAAGAGGTACGGCTGGCGCAGGCGGCCGGGATCGAGTCCGTGGTCCTGTTCGCACTCGACCAGATGTGCCTGATCGGGTATCCGCTGCCGCTTCCCCGCGGCTTGCGCCGGGCAGTTTTCCAGGGCTGA